GGGCGACGCCGGCCCCCCGGGCGAGCGCGGTGAGAAGGGCGACGCCGGCCTCCCGGGTGAGCGCGGTGAGAAGGGCGACCCCGGCCTCCCGGGTGAGCGTGGTCTCCCGGGGGAGCGCGGTGAGAAGGGCGACACTGGCCTCCCGGGTGAGCGTGGTCTCCCGGGGGAGCGCGGTGAGAAGGGTGATGGTGGACTACCCGGAGAGCGCGGAGAAAAGGGCGACCCCGGCGCGGTAGGCGATCGCGGCCTCCCGGGGGATCGCGGCGAGAAGGGCGACCCGGGGGAGGCAGGACGCGACGCCCTTGAGATCGTCATACTTCAGGACATAGACGTTGGCAAGTCGTATCCCCGGGGCACGTTCGCGGTTCACAAAGGTGGACTGATTCGGGCGTACCGCAAAACAGAACCAGTGACCAAGGATCTGGATAGCGCGGGGTGGCTTGTGGTTGTGGAAGGCGTACACGCCGTGGAAATTGAGCAGACGGGCCGGCGCACGTTTGCGATGAAGACGGTCAAGACCTCGGGCGCCACAACTCGCACAGACGTACGTTTCCCGGTTCCTCTGTATGAGGATATCTTCAAGTCAGACAAACCGTATGAACAAGGTGATATGGTGACCTACGGGGGATCTGTATGGATGGCGACCAAGGACGCTCCGACCGGTAAACCTGAAGATCAGAGCGGAGATTGGCGCTTGGTGACAAAGCGAGGACGTGACGGGAAGGACGGCAAAGACGGTGACCGTGGGGCGCCTGGGCCAAAGGGCGACCCGGGGCGAGACCTCACCGTGTTGGCCCCGGACGGGAGTAAGTACCGATGACCATGATCGTGACACTGGAGCAAGCCAAGGCGCATTTGCGTGTGTCCCATGACAGCGATGACGAAGACATCACGCTGAAGATACACGCCGCGAGCGGGGCAATCATCTCCTATCTGAAAAGCGCTGCGGACGTGTTTTTGGATACCACTGGCGAAGTACTCGGCATGAGCGATTCGCCACCAGTATCCTCGGCGCCGTACGTGGTACAGCAGGCCACACTGTTGTTGGTGGGGGATTTCTTCAAGGACCGTGAACCGTCGACGGAGGAAGTTGCGCTAACGCAGTTTGGGCACGGGTACGGATACCTACCGAGAGCCGTAGTGGCGTTACTGTACCCGTTACGAGACCCGGCGTTGTCATGACTACACCGTGGTCTGTGCCGCGGGACTGGGTGGGGGAGCGAGTGGCTGTTCTCGCTTCTGGGCCAAGTATGTCTATGGAAGTTGCGGAAGCGGTGCGGGGTAAGTGCCGGGTTATCGCGGTCAACAACCAGGCGATCGAGACATACCACGTTGTGACGCGGCTACGGCTGGCTGCGCTCGCTCCGTGGGCGGATATGCTATACGCGGCAGACGTGAAGTGGTGGATGGAGTACCAAGAGCAGGCGCTCAAGTTCCCGGGCGACAAGGTAACGGTCAGAACAGCGTTGCCGTTCCCAGAGGTGCTGTCCTTGGAGCTGTCCTCGTTTATCCCATACGACCCGCGCCCAACGCACGTTGTATCAGGGGGCAACAGCGGGTATCAGGCGGTGCACATCGCAGTACAGCGCGGCGCGTCGCGCATTCTGCTGTGCGGTTTTGATATGCGGGATCATCACGGTAGCAAACACTGGTTCGGCAACCACCCCGGGAAACTAAACACGCCACAGCGCTACACGACATGGATCACCAATTTCGGTCAGTTAAACGTGGCGCTGAAGAACATCGGAGTGCGTATGATCAACTGCACCCCAAAGGGGGCGTTGACAGGGATCGACCGGATGACGCTGGAGGAGGCGCTCAATGCTTAAAGCAGGACGGTTACGTCACCGGGTAGACATTGAAGCGCCCGTGAACACTCAAGACGCCACGACGGGAGAAATAACCGTGACGTGGACCGCCGTGCACACCAACGTCCCCGCAGCGATAGAGCCGGTCAGTGTACGCGAGGCGATAGCCGCGAGCCAGTTGCAGTCGGAGATTTCCGTGAAGATTGTCATCCGCTACATACCCGGCTTGCAACCGAACATGCGCATACGGCACGGCGCTACACTGTACAACCCTACTGGATTCTTGGCGGATCTAGACTCCAACGTGGAGTACATCACCATCCCGTGCGGCGCTGGTATCAACGAAGGTTGAGACGTGTCCAAAAAGTTAGACAAAGTGTTTAACAGCTACCGCCCTGACTGGGAGTGGGATACTATGCTTGGGTCTAGGGCGTGTTTGAAGTGGAACATTCGTGACCTACGGTCGCTGGACTACGTGATCGCTCGCACTCCCCGTCGTAAGGTGGCGGTGCAGGCGGGTGGGAACCTGGGGCTGTTCCCAAAACGTCTGGCCGAGGTGTTCGCGGCGGTGTATACGTTTGAACCCGACAAGGTGCTGTTCTCTTACCTTGAGCACAACGCTCCTGAACACAATATAATCCCAGTCAACGCCGCGCTGGGGTGTAGCCGGGAGCCAGTGAGTACGGCGTGCGGGCGTCGGGACGACAGCGGTCGGGACGTTCATGAAGGATTGACATACGTGTCAGGGAGCGGGGATATACCACAGGTGATGTTGGATGACCTCAACCTGCAGGCGTGCGATCTCATCTACCTAGACATTGAGGGCTACGAGCTGAACGCGCTGAAGGGCGCAGAGATGACGATCAGTAAACACCGCCCCATACTGGCCGTGGAGTGCAACGGTAATGGGCGTCACTACGGTTCCACCAAACAAGAACTGCGGGCGTGGCTGAAGGCGCGCAAGTACAAAGCCATCAAGCGCATACACGGCGACGACATCTATACCCCACTGCCGGAAAGAACATGAAAACCAAACAACAATACATGGAAGTGTTCGCGGCGGAGTGCGCACGGTACTATTCAGAAGTGACCGCGCTGGAACAGAACGCAGGCTACGCAGTCCCGCGCGTACGGCTGGAGGCCGCGGCCCGGGTGCTGGCGTGCCCGGTGAAGGTGAACCCCCCAAGTTGGCAACACGGTCGCGTTATCTACGCGCTGGCCCGTGGATTGTTGGAAGACGAAGATCACGGCGGGTGTTTCCTGGATATAGGCACAGCCAAAGGATTCTCCGCGGTTGTGATGGCGTGGGCGCTCGCGGACGCGGGCGCACGTCACGACGTACTTTCCGTTGACGCGGTGGACCCATTATCACACGTAGAGCGTAACAGTGTCGCCGAGGTAGACGGTGAACTGCTAACCGTGCCGGAGTTCATAGCACCGTTCATGCCCCCCGACGCGCACATACATTTTTATGGCGGAGGATCGTTACCTTTACTTGACCGGTTAATCGGTACGGGGGAGCGCGTGCGCTTCGCCTTTGTAGACGGTAAGCATACCGCGGCCGCAGTCAGCGCAGAAATCCTTTGCCTTCTTAGGCTGCAGTCCCGCGGCGACATCGCGTTGTTCGACGACGTACAGATCCCCGGGGTTTCAGAAGCCGTGAAGAAGATACACGGGTACACCGTAACCCGTTTGAACGCCGGCCCCAATAGGTCATACGCTATTGCGGTGAGGACATGACACTGACCGTTTTATGCGTATGGGTGCGGGGGCACGTCCCATTTACCGCGGAGTACGTGACGCGGCTGCGTAGCATGGCGCGGCGCGCTCTGCCCCATCATCGTTTCGTATGCCTCACGGATCAGAGCAACAAGCTGCCGCCCGACATGGAAACCGTAGAGGCTTCCGCCCCGGGGCATTTGAAAGGGTGGTGGTCTAAGGTCCGCTTGTTCGACCCGGGGTTGCCGCTCTACGGGCGGCTGCTGTATTTGGACCTAGACGTGTTGCTGGTCGGGGATATGACGCACGTCGTCAACTACCCGGCACGCTTCGCGCTCGCGCCCGATGGGGCGCCCGCGTTCCGCCCGCGCGACGGGACGGTGTGCGTAAAGCGGTTCAACAGTAGCGTCATGGTTTGGGACCATGGGGTTCACCCGGAGCTGTTCAAAGAATGGAACCAACACGTGGCGCACCGGCTGTGGGGCGATCAGGATTGGATCGGAGAGCGCGCACCGGAAGCGAGCCCGATGCCAGCGGAGTGGTTTCCGCGGTTGAGCGCCGCGGTGTCGCCCCCTTGGCCGTCGGAGGCAAAGGTGATACTGTGCAAGAAGCCTAAGAACGCAGAGGCTGCGTCCAAGTGGCCATGGTTCGACAAGGAGTGGAATTGATGGGCGCCCCCGGTTTCGACGACGCCCCGGTCATCGTTGCACCTTACCTTGGCACGCCTAAGACGGTGCAGTTCGTATACCCGTACTACGAGAACCCAATGTTCTTGGAGCGGCAGTTACACCTTTGGGAGTCTTACCCGAGGAGCCTACTTGAGCACATACGTGTGTACGTGGTGGATGACGGGTCGCCTAAGAACCCCGCGGCCCGGGTTATCAAAGACCAACGCTTGTCGTTCCAAGTCCGCGTGTTCCGCGTAGATGTAGATGTGCGATGGAACTGGTTGGCTGCTCGCAATATAGGGATGCACCACGCAGACGACGGTTGGTGCGTGCTCACGGATATGGATCACATGATCCCCTCGGAGACCGCCACTCGGTTATCCAAGTGCTGCCACAACGAGGAAATCATCTACCGTTTCAAGCGCCGCGAAGCATCCGGCGAACTGATACACCCCCATCCAAATTCCATGTTCATGACCCGGGAGATGTTTTGGCGGGTAGGCGGATACGATGAAGCACTTTCCGGGCACTACGGTACGGACGGCGATTGGCGCAGACGGTGCGCTGCGACGACGCGTGTACAGACCTTGACAGACGAGATACGGCGATACGAGCATATTGGGGACAGTTCCACTACAGGGTACAAGCGCAAGCAGCCTCAAGACGCAGGCAAGAAGGCTATCATCGCGAAGCGCGGCAAGGGGTGGCGGCCTCTGGCGTTGTCCTTCCCCTACCATGAGGAGGCGCTGTAGTGTTAGACGTTGTGTGCTGGAAGTGGAAGCCTATGCCGGGATACCGGTCCCACTTTAATGCAAAGTCGGTCAACGTCTTGCGGAATATGGTCGCGCGTAACTTGCAGATGATCCACCGTTTCACGTGCATCACGGATGACCCGACGGGGATAGACCCAGACATACGCATCATTCCTCTCTGGGACACGTACGCGAACATCCCCAGCCCCTCCGGGCCGCGCAATCCGTCGTGCTACCGTAGGTTGAAGATGTTCGCGCCGGAAGCGAAGGAGTTGATTGGAGAGCGCATCGTTAGTATGGACCTCGATACTGTGGTGACCGGAGACTTGACACCGCTATTCGACCGCCAGGACGATTTCATTATCTGGGGCGGACAATCCGCGCAGCCCGCGGCTAGGGGGCGCCCGTGGTGCTGGTACAATGGGTCCTTTATGATGCTGCGGGCGGGCGCTCGCGAGCAGGTGTGGTCCCGATTCAACCCAGTAACGTCTCCGCGTGAAGCGCATGCAGCCAATGCACGGGGCAGCGATCAGGGGTGGATAACGCATTGTCTCGGAACGGGCGAAAAAGTGTGGACAGAACGAGACGGTATCTATTCATTTCGCAACCACGTCTTACCGGGAAAGGGTAGACTCCCGCCCGGAGCGCGGCTGATCGCGTTCCACGGCGCGCACGATCCGTGGAAGTCTGAAACTGTGGCGCTGGCGCCGTGGATACAGGAGTACTACTTCTGATGGCTTACAAATTCACCACTAAGGTAGAGGGATTGGGGGAGTTACAAAAGCGGCTGCTGATGCTACCTTTTGCGCTGCAACAGAAAGGCGCGCGCACAGCAGCTAGAAAAGCCATGAACATCGTCCGTAACACTGCGAAGGCGACTGCGCGCGGGTTTGACGATCCCGAGACCCGAGAGATGGTGTACAAGAACATGAGCACACAATACTCAACTCGGGGCAGTAAAGCCATCGGCGGGGTCAAGATGCGCGTGGGCGTACGCGGCGGCGCTCGGTTCGACAAAGGGGTCGCAGGCAAAGCCTCAAGCAACCCTGGCGGGTACACGTGGTACTGGCGGTTCCTAGAATGGGGCACCGTGAACATGCGTAGCCCTGCGCCCTACTGGTTGACTTCTGCACTGGAGAGCAACGTCTCCGCGGTTGTCGCTACACTTTCCGCGGAGTTGGACGCGGAAATAACAAAGGCCGCGGCAAATGTATCCACCACTGTTTGACCTGTGCTCCGCGGACACGTCCATACAGACGTTGCTCAGCAACGGTACCGTGCTCCGCATATACCCGTTCGGGGAAGCCGTACAGAAAGACCCCCTCCCGTATGTGGTGTGGGGTGTTGGGGATGGGACCCCGGAAAACTATCTCGGACAACCCCCGGACGTTGATTCTGTGACGACGCACGTGGACGTGTACGCGGCTACTGCCTCTGAGGCACGTAGTGTCATGGACGCTCTTACGAGCGTGTTAGAACTACACGCACACGTGGTTTCATGGGACGGCGAATCTCGGGACAGAGAGACCCGCGCGTACAGAGTTTCGTTCACGGTGGATTGGGTACTGGTACGATGAACCCCGCCACTAAAGAATTGCACTTGACAATCATCAGGCTCCTGAAGGGTGTCCTCAGCGCTTGGGAGAAGTGGTTGAAGGTGCAACCGTGATGACTACCCACTGCCACTTTGTCTACCGCGCAGCGCAACGTAGACAGACTCCCCGCAGAAACACACCCCGCCTGCAGGCGGTCATTTCCTAGGAGAGGTTACAATGGCGATCAAGACTCAAGGTACACAGCTGTTTTTCATCGACCCGTCGGGTGACATCGTCACCACGGTTGGGTGCGTCACGACCATGACTGGGCTCACCGCGGCCCGCGACCAGATCGAGACGACCTGCCTCGACAGCGCGGCCCGCACGTACGAGGCCGGCATGGCCACCCCGGGCGCGGCGTCGTTCACGATCAACTTCGACACGTCCGACGCGAGTCACACGCGTTTGCACGAGTTGTACGTGGCTGGCACCAAGGTGGAGTGGGCGCTCGGATGGTCCGACGGTACCGACGCACCGACCAACGACAGCAGCCTGTGGACGTTGCCCGCGACGCGCTCGTGGATCACGTTCAACGGCTACATCTCAGACCTTCCGTTCGACTTCGCGCTCAACACGGTCGTCACTTCCAATGTGTCGATCCAGGTGAGCGACTTCCCGCTCCTGACCCCCAAGACGTAACCAAGAGAGGCTCGAATGAATCTTGAAGAACTGCGCGCGAAGGGCGGCATCGTCCTAGCAACGCCCGTGAAACAAGAGGTCTCGTGGACTCACCCAGACCAGGACGGTCAAGTGGTCACCGACACCTTCACGGTCCACGTCGTGAAGCATAGCTTCGGCTCGATAGAAAGGATTTTCGCTATCGAGTCCAAAGACACGGAACGTAGCCGCGCGGCTACGTTCATCAGCGAGTCTATCAGGCTAGGCGACGACGGGTCAGAGCGGATCGGGTACGAGGATGCGTACCAACTGGACTCTGGCTTGGCGAAGGTACTGATGGAAGCGATCAGCACCGTCAATAAGACCGGAGAGGCGGGCGGAAAAAACTAACAGCCGCCGATGAATTTTGGCACGAACTCGTGCTGAACGGCATCGGCGGCTGTACGATTGAGGAGGCGAAAGAGCGGTTGACGTTTGCGGAGGCGCAGTCATGGGCTGCGTATCTACGCAAACGTGGATCGCTGCACGTGGGTATGCGTCTAGAATTCGGCTTTGCGTTGCTCGCGAGCACCATCAATCACGCTCTTGGTGGGCATGCGACAGTGCTTGACTACATGCCGCACGCAGAAGACCCGGAGGTCCAGGGTACTTTGGCTGACGTTATGAAACTCCTATCTGGGAAGAGCTAATGGCAACACGTAACCTTGGTTCGCTGACGGTTGACCTGCTGCTCAGAATGTCTGGCTTCAAGGAAGGTATGAGCCAGGCCGGGAGGGAGGCGGCGAACGCAGCCAATAAGATAAGCAGCCAATCCAAAGCGATGGAGAATGCCTTCTCCCGGTCGCTGGGCAACATACAGAGGAACGTGATCGCGACATTTGCGGGCATGGTGTCCATCGATACCGTCCGCAGCGTCATTGAGATTTACGACAAATTCACCCTGTTGGAGAACCGGCTCAAGCTGGTCATGCGCACGACCTCTGACCTGTCAGGGCTGCAGGAAGAGCTGTATCATGTCTCACAACGTACCCGTACCGAGTACGGCGCCATCACGGACCTATACATCAAGCTGACCATGGCCAATACCGAGCTGAATGCAAGCTCGGAGAAGCTGATCAAGTTCACAGAGGGTATTGGTAACGCGCTGACTATCAGCGCAACCGCGGCGGCGCAAGCCAAAGGTGCGCTGCTGCAATTGTCGCAAGGTCTAACCGGTGGTATCTTCCGGGCGGAAGAATTCAACAGCGTCCTTGAAGGGGCACCGGAAATCGCGCGCGTGGTCGCCCGGCACATGGACGGTATGCGTGGGAGCCTTGGCAACCTGCGCATGGCGATCAAGGCGGGCGAAGTATCGTCCAAACAATTCTTTGACGCTTTCTTGTTGGGCACAGAACAACTCAACCGGCAAGTGCAGGGGATGACGCTGACGGTAGACCAAGCGATGACGAGGCTTAAGAACACCATCGCCAAAGCTATTTCTGAGTCAGACCTTTCTCCGCTGTCGACAGCGATCAATGATTTGTCTACAACGCTGTCTGACCCAGCGTATCAACGCGGGCTAGCAGAGTCGGTACGTTTGTTGGGCATGCTTGCCGGGATGTCCTTCAAGGGGCTGCTGGAGGGTGTGGACGCACTGCGGGCGCTTGGCGTTGCTGTAGACGCCTTGCAAGGTAAGTTTGATGCGGTCAAATCCTATGGGCTGTCTCTGGATAAACTACGACAAGCCGCGAAGGAACCCATTACTGTCCGCGTGCGGATGATAGGCTTCTTCGGCCTATTGCCCCAATCTGTAATCGATGCCGCGGCAGACAGAGTTCAGCAGCAGCTCAATAACGCCGTAGCAGACGCCCGTACCGCATCTGACCTGGCTACAAGAGCCAGTGCCGCCGGAGGTGCGTTGCAACCAGATCAGCGTCATAGGAACAGGTATAAGTATGCTGTAGAGGACTTTGGTCCGAAATACAGCAACGCGGAACTCATCTCTACCAAAGACTTGATGGAAGATGTAGCAACCGCTACAGACAAATACGACACGTACGTTTTGAAACTCGCGAAGTCTTTGACCGCGGGTACCATATCGCAGGAGCTATACAACAAGGGGTTGGCCAAAGCGAACGCGGATCTGGCGGCAGCCGGTAAGAAGAAAGACGGCGCTGGCGGCTCCAAGAAATCAGAAGCAGAGCAGGCCCATGAAGCCGCACTGAAGTACATCGCAGATTTGGAACAACAGAAAGCGGTCATCGGCCTCACAGACGCTGAGACACTTAAATACAATATCACCAATGGTGAAATGGCGAAGACGCTTGATAAGATCGGCGTCGCCGCCGGCCCCTTGCGTGACAAGATGCTCGCGCTGGCAGATAGCCTGAGCACGGACAAAGCGCGACAGGCTATCAAGGACCAGATCAAGGAGATGCAAGACCAGAACGCGGTGCTTGGTCTCACAGAAGAACAAGCCGGCGCGTACGACATAACACTAGGGAAGACAGCAGTGACCCTAGCCAAGTTGGGCGAAGAGGGAGAAGCCTACCGCATAGAGCTGCTCAAACAGAATCACGCTATGGCGGAGCAGCAGAAACTGCTGGATCAAGCGGAAGAGCGAAAGAGCATCTTTGAAGCCACCCGTACGGACGCAGAAAAGTACGCCGCAACGCTGTTGCGCCTCAACGAGCTATTCAAGAACCTACAGAAGACGCAAAGCGCCGGCCTGCCCACAATAAAGGATCCGGCGGGTTTCGGAATAGACCTCAATCGCCCGCGGCTCAATAATGGGGACGGGTCTGTCTCTACGGAGCGCACCGTCACGGTGCAGTTCGACGATCGGTTCTACAACATCCCGACGATTGTAGACGGGGTGGTGGTCCAAATAGATGCAGCGATCGCAGACGCCAAGGCACGAATGGCCCAAGGCGTGGAGTTGCCCAATTTCGGTACGCTCGCAGAAGCGGAGACAGCAGCGGCTGAACGCTCTGCGTATCTGGGCAAGGTGATAGACGGAACCACAGGAGCGCTTACCCGGTACGGAGAAGCGGTGGTACAGGCCGCGGGCGGATTTGCTTCAGCCACGGTGGATCAGGAGACTTACGGGCGCGCAGTCGCGGGCGCCGTCGAAGATTATATCACCGCGGCCAACGCGGTCACTGAATACCGGCTGCGGTTAGCGGAGTTGGAGAAATTACTCGCCGAAGGGCTGTCTCCAGAAGCATACGCTGCTGCGCGGGCGCAGCTGGAGGAATCCTTCGCAAAAGCTGGCCGCGAAGCTGCGGAAGCTTTCTTAGAGGAAGCAAAGAAGAACACGCAGGACATCGTGGCAGAGTTCCTTGAAAACCCGTTTGACGAAGGTATCAAGGGTCTGCTATTGAAGTTCAAGGACATGTTCATCCAGATTGCTGCGCAAGCCATCGCGGTGGACATCGCCGATGCGCTATTCAACGGCTTTGATGATTGGATTGCGCGCGCGAGCGAGGCGATGAAAGGGCTGTCTAGCGGGGCGGGCGGCGGAGGCTTTTGGTCCACTGTTCTCGGTTGGGGCGCCAGCTTGTTCGGGGGCAGTACTACGGGAGCAGCGGCAACCGGCGGCGGTTTAGCCGCGCGGGGGATTGGACCGTATGCTGAGGGGGGTTTCACTGGCGTGGGGAGTAAGTACACCCCCGCGGGCATCGTACACGCAAACGAATACGTGATGCCGATGGAGCGTGTGATGGAACCGGGCGCGCTGCCGTTCCTTGAGTCGTTTCATCGCATGGGCATGTCCGCGCTCCCCGGGTACGCGAGCGGCGGTTTGGTCGCGGCCCCGGCTTATTCCGGCAAGATGTCCGCGATCACAAAGGCCATTCCCTCCGTGTTGAACAAGATTCAGTCAGGCGACTCAAACGTGAACATGAATTTCAATATCGCCGCGCCACAGGGCACCGTCTCGCGCTCCACGCAGCAGCAGATCGCAGCCGCAGCCGCTCGCGGACTAACGCAAGCAAGCAGGAGAAACAACTAATGTTCTTGGAATCGCCGCGCTTCCCCGGGTGCCCATCCTTCGGCTTCACAACTGAGCCGATGTACTCGGTCACGATCATCGAACGGTCCAGCGGGATAGAGTCGCGCAACCGTAACTGGTCCCGTCCGCTTTCCCGATTCACGGCGACCGTGGGGCCGCGGGTACAGGCAGAAATCCAAGAGGTGTTGGAGTTCTATCACGCGGTTGGCGGGCGCGCGTATGGCTTCCGCTTCAAGGACGCCGCGGACTATCTGTCCTGTCGCGTCGGGGAAACGCCAACCGCCGTGGATCAGTCGCTAGTGCTGGACGCAACGCAATCCCCGGACGCCTATCAACTGACCAAGAGCTACGTTGCCGGCTCCAACACCCAGCTTCGGGAAATCTTCAAGCCCGTACAGGGCACGATCTTGATTGCCGATGGCGGCACAACGAAGGTAGAAAATACGCACTACACCATCGACTACGCCACGGGGCTGGTGACGTTCCTGTACACGCCCAGCGGTACGTTGACCTGGGGCGGGGAGTTCGATGTGCCCGTGCGGTTCGATTCGGAACTGCCCGTGGAAATCGCCAACTACAGGATTCAATCGGTACAGTTCACGCTGCGCGAGCTGAGGATGTCCAACTAATGCGAACTATACCGGCAGCGCTGCAGTCGCATATCGCTGGCGAAGTCACGACGCTCACCGTCTGCTGGGTTGTGACGAGGAATGACGGCGTGCTGATTCGCGGGACGCAGCACGATAGGGACATCATCATAACCACCGGCGCGTTTGCCGGGGTTTATTCCAGCGCGGCGGGAATCGCGTCCACCACGATCAAGTCCAACAGTGACTTCTCCCCGGACAATGCCGAGATTGAAGGTGCGTTGGCGGACGATGCGTTCATCACGGATCTAGCGGTTGCAGACATTGAGGCGGGGCTGTTCGATGACGCAGGGTTGCAGGTGTTCGTTTGCAACTGGGCCGCGCCCAACGATGGGCAGGTTCAGATGCCGGGCGCAAATCTCGGCAACATCACGCGAACCGGGGAGGGACGCTACACGGCGGAAGTTCGCGGGCTGGCGCAGAGGTTGACGCAACCGCTGCTGAGGACATACGCTGCCACCTGCAACGCGGACTTGGGGGATATGCGCTGCGGCGTTGACCTTACGGCGTTGCTTGTTCCTGCCACCGTCGCGTCCGTAATCTCTCGCCGCAAGTTCCTCTGCACGCTCACTTTGGATTCATCCTCTGGCGGCGCAGGAGACTACGTGTACGGAAAGCTCATTGGCCTAACCGGGGGCAACGCAGGGTACACGCGCGAGATCAAGCAAGACGCGATTGGCGCGGTGTTCGGGGATCTGGAATTGTATGAACCGTTCCCGGTGGACGTGGCCCCGGGCGATACGTTCACGATGTCTCCGGGCTGCAACAAGGAGATGGACACAGATTGTAAGCTACGCTTCAACAACGTGCTGCGGTTCCGCGGATACGGGGTGCTGACGCCGGGGGCGATGAAGATGATCCGTGGCCCGAAGGGGAGTGGTCCTGTATGACGACGCCCGCGGAAGTCTTGGTGAGCGAGGCGCGCCGATGGGTTGGGCGTCCGTTCCTGCACCAAGGCACTACGTGGGATGGCGTTGACTGTATCGGGTTGGTGGTTGCGGTATGTAAGGCCTGTGAGGTGATTCCCCCCGACTTCTACACCGGCGTGTATGGTCGTGTGCCTGCGAACGATATGCTGAAACGTCGCGTTGCTGAGTATTGCCGACCGCTCCCGGGGGCGGGGGCGGGGGCGATGTTGGTGATTCGATGGACGCGACAGGCTTCCCACGTCGCGATATGTACGGGCGAGACGATGATTCATTCCAACGAACGCATGGGCGGCGTAGTGGAGCACGGCTACCGCGGACGATGGCTGCGCATGACGGATTCCGTATGGGCGCTCCCGGGAGTGGACTACTGATATGTCAAACGTCGTTCAATTCGGCGGCGCGGTTGTAGGCGCAGTCATCGGCTTCTACATCGGCGGTCCGATGGGGGCGTTGAGGGGAGCCTATTTCGGATACATGGCAGGCGCCATCATCGACCCAACGGACTTGCCGACGGCGCGCGGTCCGCGCCTGGATGATCTAAAGGCGCAAACGTCAACGGTTGGCGCGCCAATTCCGCTGGCGTTCGGCACCTATGGCGTAGCGGGCAACATCATCTGGGCCGCGGACTTGAAAGAAACAAAACACAAGGACAACGTGGGCGGGAAAGGAGCGCCAAATCAAACTCAAATCACATACACCTACTCGCAATCGTTCGCGGTTGGGCTGGCTGAATCTGTGCTCCCGGGCGGCGTCGCATTTCAAGGCATCCGCAGAATTTGGGCGAACGGACAGTTGATCTATACCCGCAAGCGCCCGCACCAAGACGTGGTGGACGCAGCGCACACGCGTGCGAATGGCGGTGCGCTTGGCGAGGCGTTGGCGGCGATGCTTGAAGAGTTGATGCGGAATCTTGCCGGGAGCGATGCGCTTGAGCAAATCATGACCGTCTATGACGGTACGCAAACTGCCGCAGATCCCGTTATCGAATCCTATGAGGGCGTAGGGAATGTGCCGGCATTC